CTGCACCTCGGTCAGCGTGATGCCGGGGACCGTGCGGGCCTCGGCCTTCATGCTCGTGAACGTGGTCTTGGAGACCAGCGCCACCTTCCGGCCCGGGGTGACCAGCTCGGCCTCGCCCTTGTCCAGGTGCTCGAAGCCGAAGTCCTCTCCGGCCGCGGCGACGTCGCTGTTGTCCATCGTCGGATCGACCAGCGTCTTGCAGCCGTCGAAGGCGTAGGTGCTCGAGGTGAAGGCCACCTCGCCGACGTCGGTCGCGGCGGGGAGCGACGCGGCCACGACGGTGATGTAGACCCACAGGTACGGGTTCTTCGACTTGACGAGGTACGTCCCGTTGCCCGCGACCGCCAGGTCCGTGGTCGCGTCGCCGAAGTCCACGTCGCCGAATGCCTTGAAGCTCAGGGTCTTCACGGCGCCCGCCACGGTGCACTTGAGCACGCCGCCCGCACCGCGGGTCGAGAGGTCGAAGCCGCTCGAGGCCGAGGAGAACGTGCAGCCGGCCAGGCCGGTGACGGAACCGCCGTCGATGTACGCGCCGCGCACGAACGACGTCATGAACTGCTTCGCGCAGGCCTCGACGCGCCAGAGCACGCGGTCCGACGGGGAGCCGAACGCCTTGCCGATGTACGGGCGCTTGATCACGCCGCCCAGCGGCCGGATCCGCGCCGTGCGGTGCACGACGCGCTCCTCGACGTCCGTCTCGTAGTTGCCGTCGATGTTGAAGTGCGGGGCCGTGGCCTCGCCCATGAAGACCTTGTACGGGTACTCGTCGCCCTCGCACTGGTCCCACTCCAGCATCGACATCACGGGGTGCTTCTCGATCAGGTGCGCCATCGCGGCGCCCATCACCGCGGACGGCGCCTCGGCGCGCAGCTGCGCCAGGGTCACGGATGCCATGTCGTTTCTCCTCGTTCGTGCGGGTGGGGGTCGGAGCTACCCGGCGAGCTCCCGATCGGCCTCGGCCTTCAGCTCGGCCTTGGACATCTGGCCGATCGGCTTGCGACTGGAACCCGGCGGACGGCCGGGGGTCGCGCCCGATCCGCTGACGGGCGCGATGGCGAACACGGGGTTGGCGGCGAGGTACGCCTCGAGCGCCTTGTCGGGGGGCAGCTCCTGGTCGGTCTCGGGGTCGATCCAGACCACCGTTCCGTCGTCCTTCCGCTTGCAGCCTTCGGCAAGATCCTTCTGGACGACGTTGGGCGAGTTCTCCTGCGGGACCTTCGCTGCGACGACCTTGGCGAGCGCGGCGTTGATCGCGTCCTTGTCGGCCCGCGCCTTCGTCGCCTCGACGGTCTTGAGCAACTCGGCCTCCCGCGCGGCCGCCATCCTGCGCTCGTTCTCGAGCGCCTTCGCGGCCTTCTCGACGGCGGTCTGCTCCTTGGCCTCCAGCTCGGCGAGCTTCTCCCGCGCGGCTTTCCCGGCGAGCGCCTCGGCCTCCGCGGCGGTGAGCTTCTCGCCCAGCTCCCGCTTGGCTTCGGCGACCGCCTTGGCGACGGCGCGGTTGATCTGCGCCTGGACGTTGTCCGGCGCCGCGGGCGCCGCCGGAGCGGCCACCTGGCCCCCCTGCGTCGCCTGCCCCTCGGTCGGTGCTCCCTGCGTTCCCTGCGTACCCTGCGTACCCTGGTCCGGCATCTGGACCTCCACGCGGCGTGCTCTGCCGGCCGCTCGGCTCCCGTAAGCTCTGGCGACGGGTGGCGCCTTGATGCCGATGCGCCGCGGACCATCCGCGGCGGCGGATCACCATCTGTCGGTCGCTCCCCGGGGGCTCGCACCCCGGCGTCCGGCTGGACGTCAGCCGTCGGACTGCGCGGCGCCGCGCTATCCGTGTGGAGGGCGTGCTGGCCCCTTGGAGCACCGCCCCGTCTGGGGCGGATGGAAGTGCGCGGCGCGACCATCGCGGCCGGGGCGCGCGCCGCTGCGCGACCGGCGGTCAACTCACGCGGCGAGGGCTGTGGCGACAATCTGGCGGGCCAGCTCGGCCCGGTTGATCGCGTGCGTCCAGTAGCAGCGGCACTGCGGGTGCGCGGGCATTTCCGGCAGGTCGTCGAGCGGGAACGTCTGCCCCGCGCGCTCCTGGCACACCTCGCACACGAACGCATCCCGCGCCGTGTTCCAGATCAACCCCTCGACGGCAGGCAGCTGGCCCGCGTGCTGTTCGAACGCGCGGGCGTAGGCCCGCTGCATTTCCGTCCGGGCGACGACCTTCTGCTGGTAGCGCGCCTGGTCGTGCGCGAGCCACCGGAGAGCCCGGTCGGCGACCTGGTCCTTGCCTGCCTCGATTGCCTGAACGACCCGCTCGAGCGCGTGCTCCGTCGCAGGCCGCATCGCGTGCCGCGCCCGCGGCAGCTCGACGAGCCGCCGGATCTGCTTCCCGACCTCCTCCGCCGCCTCGGACGCCGCGGCGTAGGCGTCGTCGCCTCCGCCCGCACCCATGCGGCGCACGGCCTGCGTGAGATCGCGCACTGCGCGGGATTGGATCGGCTGCGACCGGATGAGGTAGTCGTCCACGAGCCGGCGGGCCAACTCCTCCGCGCCGACGCCCTCGCGCAGCGCCTCGGCCAGCACCCGGTCGATCTCGCCCCGGTAGCGCGCGGTCTGCCGGTGGACGCGGCTCGACAGCACCAGGCGGTCGGGCCCCTTCCGCAGCTCGACCCACCGCGCTGCGGCCTCCCAGCCGTCTGCCGCGGGCACGATGCCGCGGCCTGCGGCGCCAACCTCGGCCACCAGCGCCCCGCGGGACGCCTCCGCCCCGAGCCGGGCCGCTTCGCGCAGGCCTCGACGAATCTCGTCGGTCAGCTGCCGGGAGTAGGCCGCCGCCGCCTCGCGCAGCACCTCAACGACGCGCTGGCGCGGCAGCCCACGCACGGCGTCGTACATCTCCGCGACGACATGATCGAGGTCGCGCTCGCTCAGCGCGACCCGCCGGGCCAGCGCCCTGTGCAGCCGGCGGACCACGGCTTCGCTGCGGGCCATGGGCTACTCCCCCGCGGCGTCGGCGTCGGTGGCCGGTTCCTCCGCTCCTTCGGTCTCGTCGCCGGTCTTCTCGTCGGAGGCGTCGCCGCCGGTGAACGGCACGTCGGTCTGTCCCTCCGGGGGCTGCAGATCCATCCGTTTCGCAGCGGAGAGGGCCTCGATCTCGGCGTTGCTGTCGGTCAGCGCCTTGCCCTTGAGCGTCACCAGCCCGTCGCGCACCTGCTTCCGCAGCTGCGCCATCGCGGTCGGCCCCAGGTCGAGCCGCGCCGCGGCCTCGGCCTGCTCGAGCTCGCGGGCCAGCTCGCGCACGTCGTACTCGGTCTCGGTGATGACCTCGAGCCCGGCGACCTCGACGTCGGCGCGCCGGTTGTCCAGTTTCGCCTCGAGCCGCGCGACCTCGACGAGCCCCTGCGCGAGCCGCTGGCCGAACGTCACCAGCTGCGTGTTCTGCCGCTGGAAGCGCAGGCTGCGCGCGTAGCCGCTCTCCGGCACGTTCGACGACGACAGGGCGAAGTCGCTGCGGGCCTGCTGGTACATCGCGACCAGTAGCCGCTCGATCTCGGCCGTGTAGTACTCGCAGGCGCTGGCCCCGACCTCGAGCGCCATCGGGGCGTTCCCCTCGGACGGGTACGGGACGGCGCTGTCGGTGCCGACCTTGATCCCGCTGACCTTGCCACCCTTCGGCGTCGGCCAGCAGATCACCGGGACGCCCAGGCCCCGCATGACGTCCGTCTTCTCGGAGACCCGGTTGTAGCGCGCACGCGCGATGTTCGCGGTGGACTGCAGCGGCGACGGACAGCAGATGGTGTCCCCGGCCGGCTCGCTGAACTGGAACAGCACGACCGGGACCTCGCCGATCTCGTTCTTCCCACCGGGGAGCTCGCGCGGCTCGCTGTCCGCCGCTCCGACCACGGACTCCCAGACCTTCCACTCCTTCCGGGTCCAGAGGCGCCACCGCTCGACGGTCTGCGGCGGCTCCATCGGATTCGTCCACCTGCCGCCCACGTCGTAGAGCCGCACCCAGTCGAACTTGCCGTCGTCGCCGAACGCCCAGGCCCGCAGGTTCGACGGGTAGAGCGGGATGACGGTCGTCCGCAGGCCGCGCGCCTTGGCCTCGGCCTTGTTGCGCGCCCTGGTGGTCGGCCGGTCCATCAGCACCGGCAGCCAGCCGTGAACCGTCATCCGCGTGGCGATTGTCGCCGCCACGGCGTCCATCGGGCGGCCCGCGGCGTCGGCCTTCTTCCACCAGGCGTCGAGCGCCGGCGAGCGGCCGTTGATCTGCGGCAGCTTCCGCATGAGGAAGCCGATGATGGTCTCGCCGATGTCGCGGAAGTGGTTCTCGTAGAAGGCGGAACGGATCCGCGCGCGGAACTTCTTGGCGCTCTCCCGCGGGTGGCGGTCGAGGAACGTTCGGTCCTTCCAGCCGGGAAGCGGGTTGAAGGTCTCCCCGAGTTGGCTTCCGTCGTTCGCCGTGATCTGGTCGTAGGGCGAGCGGACGCCACCAACGCCGTCCCACAGGTCGGCGAGCATCGTCCACTCGGCGATCCCAGCGTCGTAGTCCGGGTGCGTCTCCTCGAGCTGCTGGCGCAGCGTCCGCGTCGTGTCCGCCATCCGTCGCGCCTCTCGCTCACAGGAAGTCGAGTTGCACACCCTCGGGGTTCGCTGCGTCTCCGCTTGCGATCTTCGCGGAGTAGAAGAGGTACCGCAGCGCGTCGACCGGGTCGAGCATCTCGTCGTCGAAATCGTCGTTGAACTCGCCGCGGCGCTCCCTGTAGTGCGCCACCTCGAGTGCCCTGGCCGTGATCGGGCAGGCGTCCAGGTCCATCAGGAATCCGGGCTTCCCGTCTGGCCTGTCGTGCATGAGGGCGCCCAGACAGTCGATCCCGGCGCGCCGCTCGTTGTCTGCCGGGTAGCATTCGAGCCCGGCCTCGTTGAACTCGGCGATGTGCTCAGGCTCGTCAGGCCCGCCGAACCAGACCGCGCGACCGTGACTCCTCTCGAGTTCCTTCGCGCGCTCGATGATCTGTGCCAGGCGGGTGTGCGGCGCTGACCATTCGCCCAGCAGGTGGCCTCGGCCCATCCCGTCGAGCCCACCAATCGCCAGAGCCGCCGGGTGCGTCCAGCCCCAGTCCACCCCTCCGAACAACCGCGTCGGCGTCCCTGGGTTGCCGTGCACCCCGTGCTTCTCGCGTTCGAACTCCGGGACGAGCCGGCCGCGGAAGGTCACGAACGACGCCTCGATCTCCTGCCGGTACGACTCCTTCGAGACGCGAGCCTTGTAGGCCAGGATCTTCGGGTCGTTCTCGCCGCCCGGGAACTTCGCGGTGTTGGTCCAGGTCGGCAGCTTCCAGGACTCGGTGCCCTTGCGCCTCGCCTTCCCGTCCTCGTAGACCTCGCGGAACCAATTGTCGCCGCGGGGCGTGCTGTCCAGCACGACCGCCCCGTGGGTGTCCATGATCGTCGGCAGGAGGAACTCCTCCCAGACGACCCGGCGGAGGCGTGCGGCCTCCGTGATGTGGAGCAGGTCGACGCCCTCGCCGAGGAGGCTCTTGTCGGGCTGCTCGGACGACAGACCGACCAGTTCGGCGCCCCAGGGGAACCGGACGCGCCGGATCCCGGGGGCCTCGTTCTTCGCCTCCGGGTCGAACTCGACGCGCGTGCCCGCGTCCTTCGCCCGCCAAGTCAGGGCCGCGACGACGCGCCAGGCGCGCTCGACGAGCTCGTGGGAGGGACCCACGATCCAGACGCGGAACGGCCCCGAGGCCAGGAATCGCGCGTCCTCCACGCCCCAGCAGAGAGTCTTCCCGGTCCGGCGGCCGCCGCAGAACACCCGGACGGCTGCGGTCGAGAGCAGCGGCCCCACCTGGGCCGTGGTCGGCGTGAAGCCGATCGAGCGCCACCACCACCGCGGCTCGAGCAGCCGGCGGGCCACTACAGGTCCCCCTTCGTCGGGTCGGCCTCCGGACGCTCGCCCTCGTCACCTGGGAACGGGGCGGTCGGCACGTTCTCCGCGCCGGCCTGCTCCAACAGCCGCTCGAGGATCGACTTCGTCCGGTCAGCGCCGCCGCCGACGAGGCTCGCCGGCATCGTCACGGGACGACCGGTGGCCGTGCGCTGCATCCGCTGGGCGTCCGGCGGGCTCAGCAGGGCCCGCAGGAAGCGCGGGATGTCCTTCGCAGCGCAGTCGGTCAACTCGACCGCCAGTCGCCGCAGGCCGGTCTCCCAGGCGTCCAGCGCGATGTCCGTCAGCGTGACGATCCGGGCATCCTGCCGCCGCTCGGCCTCCGCTCGCTCGGCGGCGCTGTGCTCCTGGGCCGCATCCTCCCGGCGTCGGCGCTCGGCGAGCCGCCGGTTCCAGTCGCTGTTGCGGATGGCCGCCCGGACGGCCGACACGTGGGCGCCGACCTCGGTGGCGATCCGGGTCGCGTCCTGGGTCTGGTACAGGTACAGGGCTCGTGCCCTGCTCCACTGCTCTGGGGTCAGGCTCGTCGGCCTGGGTCGCTTCGTGGGCATGTGGCGCCTTCACGGCGCCATCGTCAGCCGTCTCGACTTCCGCGCCGCTGGCGGCGGCCGGCTTCGACGTAGCGCATCAGCTCTTCCTCGCCGTCCTTGGCGCTGGTCGCCCCGTGGGCGTGCAGCAGGACCGTCAACCGCTCCTCGGCGATCCGGACCTCGCGGGCCTTCGCCTCAGGGTCCCAGGTCCAGCCCCCGCAGCGGCTGCACCACCACACCTGGTCGTCGCGGGCCTTGCGGGGGGCGTCGTACAGCGGCCAGCGCTCCCGGGCCTCGGCCTCGTTCTCGACGCAGCGGCCGGCTCGCTCGCCGTCCGGTTGGGGCGTGCCGTCCCACCGGTTTCCCCAGGCTCCGGGCCCGCCGCAGGCGGGGCAGCGCATCGGCGCGCCGCGCTCGACCCGCGACAGGATGCCGCCGAACGGCGACGAACTCAGGCGGGCCAGGGCCCGGACCTGGCCGTTTGTCAGGGGCGAGTGGAAGCCCTCCTGCCGCGAGGGCACGGCTTCCGCCTCGGTTCTGGATCGGGTGGAAGACGACGTTCGAAGCGGTGATCGCTCCGGACTCAACATCGCCTGTCGGGTGTACTGGACGACCAGCCGTGCGGGGAGACCCGCCTCGTGTTTCTGCCACGCGATGATCCGTGCCTCCTGCACGGCGTCGTCAACGTCGCAGCCGAAGCGTCTTGCCGCCTCCCGGCCGATGGACCTCAACGCGACTTCCACACGATCTAGAACTACAGAAAAGGGGTGGTTTTCGGGCCCCGGCAGGCCCCGGCAGGCCCCGACCGACCCCCCATCTACTAGTTGAACGTGCGCGCGCGCGGTCATCGGGCACCCCCGTGGGCGTCCTGGTGGGGCGACTCACGCCACTGCCGGTACCGCCAGAGGGTCGATAGAGGCCAGCAGACCTGGCAGCCGCGCGGGCCGCGGTCCTCGGTTCGGTACTTCGGGAGCCTCCCCCTGGCGACGGCGCGTTTCAGTGCTCGAACGCTCATCCCGACCACCGCGGCCGCGTCGTCCCAGCCGAGCACGATCTCGTAGCCGAGCGATGTGCTGACGACGACGTGGGCCTGCAGCGCGACCTTCGCTTCCTCGGGCAGATCGTCCCAGATGGGCTCCGGTCGACCGAGATCCGGCTTGCGCATGACCACCCCTACCTTCCCTCCACCAACCCCTCGATCAGCCAGCGTTCCAGGATCGGGGCCGTAGGCCCCTGGTTGAGCGCCAGGTACGCCCTCAGGACCTGCAGCCGCAGGTGGGCGTCTTCGCGACCGTGGGCCAAGCGTGCGGCGAGCAGTCGGCGATCGGCGCCCATCGTGCGCACGACGGCGATCCACCGGCCGTGGTGCTCCTCGACGTCGAAGATGGGGCCCCCGCCGCGATCGGACTGGACCCCTTCGTGGCCGCGGCCCGCCATCACTCCTCCGGGGTCTCGTCCTCGGCGTCCGCCGGCGGCTCCGGCTCCGGGAGCGTCAGGGGCTGGAGCGCCGGCGGACGGCGGAACCAGCGCCGGTACCAGGGGAGGGCCCGGTGGGCGCGGTGCTCGCGCTCGCGGCGGTCGAGTTGCTCGATGGCGTGGCCGATCTGGGCGAAGCCGGACTCGACGGCGGCGTGGAGCTTGACGTGCTCCTCGCGCAGCTGGACGGTGGCGCGGTCACGGTCGGCGGCGGTGCCGTGGCCGGCGATGATGACCGCGAATGGGTCCAGCTCATTGCGGTTGCAGGTCAGCGGCTTGAACGGGGCGTCCTTGTTGGTCTTGCTCACGTTGCACACTCCTTGGCCGCCTCGGCGTCGAGCCGGTCGGCCGTCTGGCGCAGGATGGCGGCCGCGCGGCGGCGGGCCTCCTGCTCGATCTCCGCGCTGATGAGGGCGCACACGGGGTCGAGATTCACGAATGAGCCGTACATCTCTGCCGCGGCGGGTGGCTCCGGCGGCGGCCCCGGCGTCGACACGCCCAACCTCGAAAAGCACCTCGGGCTTCGACGACGGCACGGCCGCCCACACCGTCGGCCCGATGCCGATGCCGCCACCGATGCGGCGGGCCCTGCCGTCGGCCTCCAGGCGCCGCAGCCGGATCGACACCGGGCCCTCGCCGACCCCGAGCTTCACGGCGATCGCCTGGGCCGTGCGGCCCGTGGTGTCCAGCGCGGCCAGGATCGCGGCCTCGTCCAGCTTCTGCCCTCTCGGCATGGTCCTCTCCTCCTCCCGCTGCCTCGCGGCAGCCTTGCGGCGAGCCCAGCCCGCCGACTGCTTGTCGCCCGGCGTCGGGCGTTCCTTCCTTGGCTTCATCGGCGCCGCGGGGCTGAGCGTCTCCCCACCGCCGCCGGCCGACCTCGTGGTGTGGCCCGTCAGCCGCTCGAGCTCGGCCTCCTCGGCCGGCACGGTGACCTCGCGGTGGTCGGACCAGTCCACGGCACGCATTGGGGTGCGGATGATCCCGCCGTCGTAGACGATCTCGCCCGTCTCCGGATCCGTCAGCATGCAACCGAACCGCCACGTAATAGGCCACGGGTCAGTGATCGACCCCATCGCGGCATCGAAGCGCGCGATCCTCTCGCGGTAGGACTCGACGGCGAGGGAGAAGTCGCTCACCGCTGCACCATCCTCAGCCTGCGGTTTCGTTCCGCGTTCGTCTCCTGCCTCGGCTGCGGCCCAGGCTTGCGCTGCGACGGCCTCGCGTCCCATTCCGGCGGGACGAGGCGCGTCACGGTGTACCCCGCCCCGATGCTGTCCAGCGCGGCCTGTATCTGCTCCACGGTCGCGTCGGGCCGGTAGGTCATCGTCCACCCGCCGTCGTCGTCTCGCACGGCCGACGCTGGCTCCGGTGCGTCGTGTGTCAGCACGATGCGGCACGGCCCGCGGACTGGACCGACGGTGTTCATCGCTCGCCCTCCACCGGCACATCGTCCGCGTAGTCTGCCGCGTCCTCTGCCGTTGGTGACCAGTGGTGACACGCCGGGCAGTCTCCGCTTCTCGGGTGTGTCGCTGGCTCATAGAAGCACACGCCATGTTGCCACCAAGCACACGTCCCGCACTTCTCCTTGGCGATTCCTGGCCACGGGCCTCCGACGATTCCGAGCTGCTTCCTGTCGCTCATTCGTACCGTTCCCCCTTCCTGGCTTCGCGCCAAGCCTGGATTGCGTCCGCGACCTCGCCACCGATGATGGAGATCAGCGCGGCCGCTGCGATGATGAAGGCCCATGCTAGAAGCGTCATCGTGCCGCCTCCTCTGCCAGCTTGAGCAGGTCGGCGGGCAGCCTGTCCTTGACGCAGATCGTCAGGCTGCTAACGCTTGTCGGGCTTCCGTGCGACTTCTCGACGTGGATGCTCACCTCTGCGTGGTCCAGCACCTCCCGCAGCACGGCTCGCACATCTGCCGCAGTGTCTCCTAGCGCGGCGATGGCGGCGCGGGCTGCGTGTGCGGCATCGTAATAGTCGCCACAGAAACCGCGCGAGCCGTGGATCGCGTATGCGACCTTGCCCACCGCGTCGTCGGCGGGCGGCGTGTTCACGGGCGCGTTCACGGCGGGCGTCTCGCTGGCGGGCGCGAGCGCGGCTTCCGCCACCTCGTCAATATCGATCACCGCGTCAAGCTCGGGCCACCTCCCATCGGCTTCGTCGTATTGCTCCTTGAGCTTGC